TGTCATACTTGGCCTGATTAGTTGTAGCTACTGCCTGTGCAGTACCACTTGTAATGTTGTTTACAATGTCTCTGTTTCCATCTAACAGCTGTGCAAACTGTGAAGTGTACTGTACGTCCTGCTGTGTTGCATACTGTGGGTGATAGCCACCGTTATTTCCAAAACCACCATTGAACATAGACATTAAAATAAGCAATCCGAAAATCCAGATAAATGCGTTACCTCCACCAAAGCCGTCTGTACCTGTTCCAACAGGCAATACAGGTGTAATTGAACCGTTATCCATAATTAATCTTCTCCTTTCATCTATATAAATAATCGATTATTTAAGCATGTTTAATATCTCCTGTGGGTCAATTCCGTTCTTTTCAGCAAGGTCATAAAATGCCTTTTTTGGGTCCCCACCATTCTGATTGATATAGTCCATAACCCCCTTGAATTGTGGGTTCTGGCTCATTAGGTTATTTAACATTGCTTGTGGGTCATTTGCAGATTTCAGCATGTTTACCATGCTTTTAATCTGATTTAAGTTGTTATGCCCCTGTGTCATTGATAGTGTCTTTAAGATGGGATTTATCATTTACTATTTCCTCCAATTTCTTTATTCTTTCTTCCAATGATGAAAAATTGATTTCTTTAGGGTCTTTATATGGTGTTACACTATAGGGCGTAATAGTCTTATACCCAGCACCATCTGTTGTACATAGCCATACAACAGGATTGCTTTCATCTAAAAGCAACGTTGAGCTGTTTGGTGGCATCTGAAATGTCTCTGCTCCATTTCTGCCGTTTACCCTAATGATTTCTAATTTTTGCGTATTGGCCTGTGGTGTCATATAATTCTGATATGGATTGAAGTAATTGTTATTCCACATTATTATCACCTCCGACTATAATTATATGTTTTTTGTGAATTTAACAGAATGAAATAAATGTGCAATTTTAGTGCAATTTATGTTATAATTAATATAGAAAAATTAATGAATGAGAGGTAAAAAAGTGATTAAGTTTGAAAAAGTTAGCTATGAGCAATTTAAGGAAGATGTATTGAAAGCATTAAGTGATTGGGATAATTTTGATGATTCAGATGAAAATATCAAAGATATTTATGATAATATCAAGTTGCCTAAAAGAGCAACAGATGGTTCAGCAGGCTATGATTTCTTTAGCCCATTTGAGTTGCATATATCAAGCAGTTCTGAATGCTATCAGACACTTAAATTTCCAACAGGTATCAGAGTTGAGATGCCTAAGAATGTAGTATTGTTGTTATTTCCACGTTCGTCTCTAGGATTCAAGTATAGATTACAACTAGATAACACTATCGGTGTTATTGATTCTGATTATTATTACAGTGACAATGAGGGACACATGTGGTGCAAGTTTACCAAAGGTGTAGAACACAAAGAATTATATTTAAATAGTGGTGATGCCTATATGCAAGGTATCTTTATTAACTACCTTTTAACAGATGATGATTCAGAAGACGATAAACAGGTAAGAAACGGTGGCTTTGGTTCTACCAATCAAAATGAGATGTAAAGAGCGTTAAAGATAACTATGATGAAATCGAAGTAGGAGACTTAGAAAGCTATGTATCATGTAGCGAGGTGATTTAAAATGGCTAAAGCAGGCAGACCCCAAAAAGATTTTGATAAAAAAGATTTTGAAAATCTATGTGGGTTAATGTGTACGCAGAGTGAAATATGTACATTCTTTAATACAACAGATAAAACACTAGTCAAATGGTGCAAAAGAACGTATAAAATGGATTTTTCCGAATGCTTTAAAAGATTCTCTGGCAAAGGAAAAATTTCATTGAGGCGTAAGCAATTTGAGGTTGCTATGGGAGGTAATACTCCTATGTTGATTTGGTTAGGCAAACAGTATCTAGGACAGACAGAAAAAGTTGAAAATACAAACATTGATGTTGACCCAGAATTGCAGTCTGAATTTAACAATTTCTTAGAGGAATAATCATGAATGCCATTCAGAAGAAGATTTTAAAACAGTTGCGTGACAACCCTGTTGCACTTGCACATGAATTAGGTTTCACAAAACTAAAGAAGAAACTTCATAATAAATGGATTCAACAAATGGTATATGGCAAAGGTGATGATACGTTACAGGCACATCGTGGTTCTTATAAGACTACATGCGTATCTATCGCCTTTTTGCTTATTATTATTCTTTATCCAAACGACACTACCATGTTTATGCGTAAAACAGATGATGATGTTAAAGAAATCATTGAACAGGTCAAGAAGATGATAAAGAATCCATTTACTATCTATCTTGTTAGAATGCTGTATGGTTGTGATTTCTACCTTACAAAAGAGAGTGCCTATGAATTATCTACCAATTTGGCGAATGGACCACGAGGTACATGCCAATTGACTGCTAAAGGTATGAATACCTCGATAACAGGAAAGCATTACGACAGGATATTTACAGATGATATTGTTAATATCTCTGATAGATATTCAAAGAAAGAAAGAGAACATACTAAGCGTATCTATGATGAATTGCAGAACATCAAGATTGAGACAGGACGTATTTTCAATACAGGAACACCTTGGCATAAAGATGATGCCTTTACAAAGATGCCTAAACCAAAGAAGTATGATTGCTATACAACAGGACTGTTGAGTGATGAAGAAATCCAATACAAGAAAGACCATATGGATTTGTCGCTATTCAGTGCAAACTATGAATTGAAGCATAGAGCAGACAGTGATGTTATATTTGAACCTAAGAAAGAGAGAGCAGACATATCAGCAGTCATGAACGGATTGGCTCATGTCGATAGTGCTTTCTATGGAGAAGATTATACGGCCTTAACAGTTATGCAGAAGCACGATGGAAAATATTATGTTTTTGGAAAAATATGGCGAAAGCATGTAGAAGATTGTTATAGTGATATAAAGAGATGGTATGATTATTTATTGGTTAGCAAACTGTACAATGAAAAGAATGCTGATAAAGGACTAGTAGCAAAGGCAATGAGAAAGACCTATGGCATGAAAGTTGTTACTTACCATGAACATATGAATAAGCATATAAAGATAACAACGTGCCTTAAGGCAATATGGAAAGAGGTTGTGATTGTTGAGGGAACGGACGAAGAATATATCAAGCAGATAGAAGATTATACAGAGAATGCAGAACATGATGATGCACCAGATTCTTGCTCTTGCTTGGCAATGATTATGAAAAAGAAGAAATAGGAGGTCAATATGAAAACGTATCAGGATTTACAGGCTTTGGGTGAAAACAGAAGTTTCAAGGACATTACACAATTTATTAATGCGGTTATCGTAGAATATAAATCAAGCCCTTTCTATAAAGAGGGTGTTATTGCTGATTCCTACAACCGACAGGACAATGTTACAATCAGAGAATACAAAAAGCTGTTGTATACAGTTACAGGAAAAGCAGTTGTAGACAATTACAGTGCAAATTACAAGTGTGCATCAAATTATTTCAATCGGTTTGTAACACAGGAAAATCAGTATCTATTAGGCAATGGCGTTGTATTTAATGATGAAGAAACTAAAGAGAAATTAGGTGGAGATGATTTCGACATTAAATTGCAGGAATCTGGCATGAATGCACTAGTTCATGGTGTGTCTTATAATTTCTTTAATTATGACCATGTAGAGGTGTTCAGTGCTCTAGAGTTTGCTCCGTTATGGGACGAAGAGGACGGAGGATTAAAAGCAGGTGTTAGATTCTGGCAGGTTGCAGACAATAAGCCATTGAGAGTTACATTGTTTGAATTAGATGGCTATACTGATTTTAAAAGAAAGAAAGGCGAATGGAGTATTGTTGCTGATAAGAGAGCCTATAAGATTGATGTATTGCATGATGTAGATGGCGATATTATCTACAACTATGAGAACTACCCATCTTTCCCTGTCGTTCCTCTGTGGGGCAATACAAAGCATTTAAGCGAACTACACGGCAGACGTGATGAAATAGACGCTTACGATTTGATTCGTTCTGGTTTCGCTAATGATTTGGACGATGCATCAATGATTTATTGGACAATCAAGAATGCAGGTGGCATGGACGATGTGGACTTAGCACAGTTTGTACAGCGTATGAAAACAGTCAAGGCATATGCTTTTGATGATGATGAACAGGCAGAAGCACATACAATGGACGTACCTTATCAATCAAGAGTTGCATATTTGGATAGATTGGAGAATGATTTGTATAATGATTTTATGGCCTTGAATATGTCGCAGATTTCTTCCAATGTTACTGCAACTGCAATCAAGGCTTCGTATGGACCATTAGACAATAAAACGGATTCGTTTGAATATTGTGTAAGCACATTCATTAAACAGCTTCTGCATTTAATCAGTGTAGAAGATACACCTAAATTTACACGTTCAAGGATTATCAACCAGCAGGAAGAAACGCAGATGGTTCTATCGTGTGCACAGTATCTTGATACAAAAACAATCTTGACTCATTTACCTTTCTTGTCAAATGATGAAATCGAGCCTATTTTAGATGCATTGACAAGAGACGAGTCGGACAGATTTGTTACACCAGAGGAACCAACTGAACCAACTGAGCCAATTGAACCAACTGAACCAATTGAACCTAAAGAACCTGTTAAGGAGTGATGATAAATGCCAGATAAAGCCCACAAGTGGACGGATAAGCAGATAAAAGAGTTAGAAAAGAAGATTGGGAAATATTATGCAGTAGCGTGGCTTGGTATTACTGATTGGAACAAATATATTGATGATATGGAACCAGAAGTAGAAGCACTGATAAAAGATAAAGAAGATGCTAAAAAGGTTGGAGATAAGGTTTTGATTGAAAAGACAACCAAGGCATATGAAAGCTATCTCTTAAGCAAGACGATATTAAGTGACAGATATAAGAAGATGCTCGATAAGGTAGCAAGAAAGATAGCAGATGTTAATAAAGGTGCATTGGATATTGTCAATGATTTTGTAGGAAAGATATATACAAAGAACTACAATTTTATTGGCAAGAATACAATCAAGGATTTCAAGATAGGTGGCATCAAGTTTGATTTGATTGATGAAAATGTTATTAACAATCTTATCAAGAATGCAGATAAATCTTTTCTGCCATTGGTAAAGGATTTGGATATTGATAAAGATGTGAGATGGAATATCAAGGCTATCAATTCACAGCTGTTGCAGTCAATCAAAAAGGGTGAACACCCTAAAGAATTGGCTAAAAGATTACAAACCATTAGCACAATGGACAGGAAATCAGCTGTAAGAAATGCTCGTACAATGATTACCTATGCTCAAAATAAAGGGCGATTAGATGCAATACAGAAGATTGATAAAGATAATGATGTTGTGTGTACAAAAGTATGGGTTGCAACGGCAGATGACAGAACGAGAGAAAGCCATGCAGAATTAGATGGCGAAGAAGTGTTGGTAGATGAACCTTTTTCAAATGGCTTGATGTGTCCTGCTGACCCAACAGGAGAGCCAGAAGAAGTTTATAATTGCCGATGTACAATCTTAAGACATATCTATACCAAAGAAGAATGGGAGGAAATGGACAGATGATGGATATTAAAATTACAGATAATATCGATGCTTGCAAACAGGAGATATTCAGCAAGTTAAATCAAGGTATGCAGGCAGTAGCTAATGAGGTTGAAAACAATGCTAAAAATCTATGCCCTGTTGATACAGGAAACCTAAGAAATTCAATCACAACAGAGATAACAGACGAGGGAGACGACAAGGTGTTGTATGTAGGAACCAATGTAGAATACGGCAAATATGTTGAATTTGATGATAGTAAGAGTCACCCATCTGGGCAGGCACACTTCTTGAGAGACTCGGTGGCTACGCATATTGTCGAATATAAAGACAAATTAGAATCTTTTATGAAATAAGTGTTGCATTGCTTCATCAAAATGCTATAATGTAATTGTACCTAAAAGGTACGACACTACGGTGCTTTCTTTTGTGGCTTTTGGTTTCAATCAATCAAACATCTCTTTAAGGGAAATTGTGCAATATTATTACAGATATTGCACTTTTTCCTTTTTTTGCTATAATTTGTTATATAGTGTGGTTGTTTTTTTGCTAAGGAAACTGCAACCGAAGAAAAGGAGAGATGACTTATCGCACTAACAAGAAAATTCTTATCTGCTCTAGGCATTGAGCAGGACAAAATCGATGAAATTATTGAATCTCATGCCGAGACTGTAAACGGCTTGAAAAATAAAATCGCTATTTACAAAGAAGATAGTGAAAAGCTAGAAAAAGTTGAAAAAGAATTAAATGATTTAAAGGATTCAGTAGCGAAGAATGGCGAGGACCCTTATAAGTCAAAATATGAAGATACGTTAAAAGAATTTAACGACTTTAAAGAGCAGGTCAATAATGCTAAGGTAACTGCATCAAAGACAGATGCTTACAGAAAATTATTGGAAGATGCTGGCGTTTCTGCAAAGCGTATTGATTCGGTGTTAAGAGTCACTGATTTAGAAAAGCTAGAATTAACTGATGATGGCAAATTAAAGGATTCTGATAAACTCACAGAGTCTATCAAGACTGAATGGAGCGATTTTATCGTTGCTACCGAGACAAAGGGTGCTAACACATCTACACCTCCAACAAATGCTGGTGGTGGTTCTACCATGACATTAGAAGATTTCTATAAAATCAAAGATAGAGGTGAAAGAGTCAAAGTGTTAGCAGAACACCCAGAATTATTTAACAAAGGAGAATAATTATGGCAGATTTAATCAAGAAAACTGATTTACGAGTAGTTCGTGAACAGGAATTCGTTTTAACATTTGAAGAGACATTAAAGAAATTAACAGAAGCTTTATCTTTAACAAGAAAGGTTGAAAAACAGGCTGGCACTACTTTATACACTTATAAGGTCACAGGTACTTTAGAAGATGGTGAAGTAGAAGAGGGCGAAATCATTCCATTATCTAAATATCAGACAGTTAAGACTCCTATCGGTGAAATCACTATCAAGAAATGGAGAAAAGGTACAACTTATGAAACTATTGTAGAACGTGGTTTCAATCAGGCTGTATTAGATACTAATGCTAAAATGTCAAAAGACATTGCAAAAGGTATCAGAAAAGATTTCTTTGATTTGTTAAAGACAGGCTCAACTGCTGTAACTGGTACTACTTTCCAGAGCGTTTTAGCAGGTATCTGGGGAAAATTAGCTGTATTATTTGAAGATGATGATGTTAATACCATCTACTTCATGAACCCTTTAGATATTGCTGAATATTTAGCTACTGCTAATGTTACTGTTCAGAATGCTTTTGGATTATCTTATATCGAAGATTTCTTAGGTTTAGGTACAGTTGTATTAAACTCTTCTGTTGAAAAAGGTAAGATTTATGGTACTGCATCAGATAACCTTATCTTATATTATGTAGCCGTAAATGGTGCAGATACAGGAAATGCTTTCAATTTCACAACAGATGAAACAGGTTATATTGGTATCCATGAAGAACCAAATTATGATAATTTAACAGCTCTTGTTACTGCTGTATCTGGTGTTGCGTTCTTCCCAGAACAGCTAGGTGGCATCGTTGTCGGTACTATTACAGGTGCTTAATGTATATAGTAATTAAGCTATTTACTGATTTACAGGACGATAATTGGCTTTATAATGTTGGTGACGTTTATCCTCGAAAGGGCTTGAACGTCACCGAAAGCCGTATCAAAGAATTATCAAGTGCTAACAACCGACAGGGAAAACCACTGATCAAACTAGTTGAAGAACCTAATTTGAAACCTAATCTAGAACCAAACCTAGAACCTAAGAAAGATTTAAGTAATTTGAATAAAGTACAGTTGATGGAAATCGCTAAAGAAAAAGGGCTGAATGTTAAACAGTCCATGAATAAAGCCACGCTTTTAGAAAAATTGAATAGTATATAAAAAGGAGGGTACAAAGTGCTTACCGAGATTTGTCAGTATCTACATAATTGGTTTATCAAAGATAGAACCGATATTCATTTAGATACATTTAAAATTGAAAATGGGGCAGTTGTGCCCTCTTTTGAAATCAAACAAGGACAGTATTTTAGAATCATAGGAAGTACATTTAATGATGGGGTTTATAAGTTTCCTACAAACGATTTGAAAGATGAAATATTTGATGGTGCTGTGTGGACAATGCACGTACCACCACAGCTGATTACGTTATCGGAAGAAATTAAAGGTTGGACAGATACCAATAGTTCTAACACTGATAATATCTATGAATCAGAATCATTTGCAGGATATACATATAAGCTAAGGACAGGTGCAAACGGTGGCAATTATACATGGAAAGATGCGTTTAATAGTAAATTAAAGGCGTACAAGAAATTATGAGTCTGTTAGATGTAGTTATGGAGCCTTTTACTATCATGAACAGAATCACTGTAAATGATAAATATGGAGGTACTTCTACCAAATATATCAATGGTGCAGTGATTGAGGGCGTGGCAGTAAAAGGAAACGCAATCAGCAACATTGTCGCACAGGCAAGTGGCTTATCAGTCACTTATAATTTTACAACAAGAAAGAAATACACTCTTAATTTCCATGATGTTATAAAAAGAAACCGTGATGGTAAGATATTCAGAGTTACAGGCAACAGCGATGATACAACGCCACCAAAGATTTCTAAATTGGATATGCGAGCCACCACATTAGAAGAATGGAGCATACCTGTTAATGAATAATGAAGATATTATCGCTGATAAAGTAAGTGCTTTACAGACATTCTGGAGTTCTTATGGCATCAGTGCATATCCATCAATAAATGTGCCAGAAAAGGCTCGTAGCGACCTTTTAAAGAAAGGTGTGCCTTATATTACCTATGATATTGTTTTAGGCTTATTTGACCAATTATGCTATATGACAGGGCAGATACATTACAATGTAATGCTTACAGGCATAGGACCATTGGTTGAAAAGCAACAGTCCATTGTTGATGATTTAAAAAGAGGTGGTACAACCGTACCATATAGAGATGGAATAATGATTGTTAATCTGTCATCGCCTGCTGTACAGCTAATGACAGAAGAAAATGATGCCATAAAGAAAGCAATTATAAATATCGTAGTAGAATTTACAGATTAAAGGAGCAAATTAAATGAAGAAATATTCAGTTATTCCTACCGATACATTTAAAGAGTTAGTCATGAATGCTGGTGTTCTATGTACTGCATTTGACCCAGCAACAGGAAGCGTCCGTAATGAAGATATTGTTGGTGCAACATCTGGTGGAAACACATTTGAAGCAAAGCCTAATTTTAGTGATTTGGGAGATGATATTGATAACTGTCCTAAAAATACTATGGAATTGAAACAAATCGATGATGAAGAAGTTACTATTAGTGGCTCAATGGTTACTGTTAATGCTAACCTTTTAAACAGTTTAATGGTAAGTACGACATCTACTGCTGAAGCTGGTGTAACACATATTGTGCCTAAAACAGAATTATCAGCAAACAATTTTAAAACATTGTGGTGGATTGGTGATTATTCAGATAAGAATACAGGAGAAGATGCAGGTTTCTTAGCTATCAAAGTTAAAAATGCCTTATCAACAGGTGGTTTTAAAGTTAAATCAGATGATAAGAAGAAAGCAACATTTGATTATGAATATACTGCTCATTATTCAATCGAGAACCCAGAAGAAGTACCATACGAAGTTTATCTTAAGACAGGTGGTGAATAGTCATGAAACCATTATCAGAATATAAGGACGATGAATGTTTTGATTTGTTAGATAGGATTTTGGACCCAGTTAATGAAATCATGTCTGATAAAGAAATGTCAAAGACATATGATGAAAAAGGCAAGTTTGGTGTTATCCGTCTTATCATCAAAAAGCATCGTGAAAATATTGTTTATATCTTAGCTACATTAAATGGTGTAGAAGTTAAAGATTATCACTATACGTTTAAATCAATCATTGATGATATTACAGACCTTTCTAATGATGAAATCTTCACGGATTTTTACTCGTCGCTAATGACAAGCGTTCCTGTGCAGTCTATCGAGCAGAATATTACAACGTTGAGAGACTTGGAAAGCCAAAGCAATTCATAAATTATGTCCTGTATAAAGTGTCAGAACATGAAAAAGAGATAGCATATCGTTCTTATAGTTGCGATATGCTATTGGCTATTTTAGGGTCATTAGTTGGCGATAACGTAAAGCAGGTAAAGAGATATTATGATTTAATCAATGATGAACCAAAAGAGGAAAAGACAGCCGAAGAATTAGTGGCAGAATTTAGCAAAAAGACAGGAATTGAGGTGATTTAATGAACGCTTTTGACGTATGGGCTTCTCTAAAACTAAACACAAAGGAATTTGATAATGGTTTAAGCACTGCAAAAAGCAATGCCGAAACCTCAAGCAGTGGAATGGCCAGCTCTTTTAAAAAAATCGGTTCTGTTATTGCAGTTGCATTTTCTGTTGCTAAAATCGTTTCTTTCGGCAAGGAATGTCTAGATGCTTATGGCGTACAGGCAGAACAGGAAAAGAAATTAGAAGTTGTCATGAAACAAAGAATGGGTGCCACTGATAAGGGCATTCAGTCGGTAAAGGATTATGCAAGCCAATTACAGAAGATTGGTGTTGTTGGTGATGAAGTGCAGTTAGCAGGTGCTCAACAGGTTGCTACATTCTTGAAAAGTGAGAAATCAGTAAAAACATTGATGCCAGCATTGAATAACCTTGCTGTACAACAGAAAGGCGTAAACGTCACGACAGGCGATATGGTTAATTATGGCAATATGTTTGGCAAGGTTCTACAAGGCCAGACAAGTGCTTTAAAACGTGTAGGTATCACATTTGATGCACATGAAGAAAAACTCTTAAAGACAGGTACAGAACAGCAGAGAGCATCTACATTAGCCCAGATTATCACAAAAAATGTTGGTAACATGAATGAAGCATTTGCAAAGACAGATGCTGGTAAAATCCAACGGGCAAAGAATAAGATTGGTGATTTAAAGGAAGAAATTGGGGCAAGATTAAAGCCAGCCATAGCCAATGCGTATCAGTTAGGTTCTAAGGTGATGGAATTTATTGTCAATAATGTATTGCCTGCAATGGATAAGATAAGCAAAGCAGTGGGACCTACAATTTCAAGTGCTTTTAATACATTAAGTTCTACCGTCACAGGAGTTATTAATGCAGTAAAGCCTGTGATTGAGGGTATCTTTAATTTTATTCAACAGCATTCTACAATCTTTAGCGTTATTGCTAGTGCCATTGGTGGTATTGCTGTTGCAGTTGGTGTTGTATTGCCTATCATTACAGGTGTAGTCGGTACTATTATGGGTATCGGTACAGCTATCATGGGTGCATTTACAGGCGTTAGCACCGTTATTGGTGGCATTGGTGCTGTCATTGGTCTTTTAGGTGGTCCTGTAACCGTTATTATTGGAATCATTGGGGCATTAGTTGGTGTTGTCATGTATCTATGGAATACCAATAAAGGTTTCAGAAGTGCTATTACGTCTATTTGGAATGGCATTAAGACAGCTATTACAACTGTAGTACATGCTATTGCACCTGTTGTCAAAGCAGTTTTCAATGGCATCAAAACTACCGTGACTACAATCTTTAATGCAATTAAGACAGTTGCTACCGTTGTATGGACGGCCATCAAGGTTGCTATCACAGTGGTTGTTACTGTTATTTCAACCGTAGTTCGTACATATTTCACCGTTGTAAAAACTGTCGTTACAACTATTTTCAATGCCATCAAGTCCGTTGCTTCGACAGTATGGAATGGCATTAAAACCGTCGTATTGAATGTTGTAAAGGCGTTATCTAATGGTGTTAAAAGTGGTTTCAATGCTATTAAATCGGTCGCTACAACCATTTTTGGGGCATTAAAGAGCATTCTCGTTAAGCCATTCCAAAGTGCTTGGAACGTTATCAGTGGTGTTGTCGGAAAAATTAAGAGTGCCTTTAATTTCCATTGGTCGTTGCCATCACTTAAATTACCTCATATTTCGGTATCTGGTGGTAAACCACCATTTGGAATTATGGGTAAAGGTTCGCTACCATCTTTCAGTATTAAATGGTATAAAAAGGCAATGAATACACCTTACATGTTTAGTGGTGCTACATTGTTTGGAGCTGGCGAAGCAGGAGACGAAATCATGTACGGCAGAAATAACCTAATGCGTGATATTAGAGATGTAGTGGAAAATCATGGCAATAATTTTGATTATGACAGATTTACTATCTTGGTTAGAAATATGGTGCTAGGCATTGTAAAAGAATTGAAGATTGAAGTCGATAATCGAGAATTTGCAAGGGTCGTAAGACGAGTTTAAGGGAGTGGTATATGTATGAACAAGTTCAATTTTAAATATGTATCATCAACAGGTGATGTTATTGAAACAGGAAAGGACTACATATACCTTTCCACTTCTGATTTGGTTGATTATGAATGGAACTATGACACCAAAAATGAGAAGATTACAGGATTTAACAAGAAAGTTACCCAGAAGCAGTTTTCTATATTGATTTATGGAGAGACAGAAGAAATCGCAAATGCAAAAAAGAACCGTATCTATGAAATCTTTGATAATGATGTATACAGCAATCATAATGGCAAGATTTATGTAGGCGATTATTATCTTGACTGTTTTATCTACAAGTCAGATAAAAGCAAGTATTTCAAAAGCAAGAAGATATTGCTTTTAAATGTAGGTGTTGTCAGTGATACAAATGAATGGATTAAGGAAGAACTTTTGACAATCAGCAATTCTTCTGGTTCAAGTGAAATAAGTGGATTGGATTATCCTTATAATTATCAGTATGACTATGTGCAGTCAGAATTTGCATCAATCAATGTTGATACATCACGAGGTGCAAAGTTCAAGATAAATATCTATGGTATCTGTGACAACCCTAGAATAACAATCGGCAATAATGTTTATGAAGTAGATTGTCCTATTGAGTATGATGAATACCTAGAAATCAATTCTAAAGACAAGAAAGTACTACTGCACAAGGTAAATGGAGAAGTTGAAACAAAATTCAATTACAGAAACCGTGACCATTATATCTTTGAACCTATTCCAAAGGGAAAAAATGCCATCGATTGGGATAATTGTACAGACTTTGATGTAATTATCTATGATGAAAGAAGTGAGCCAAAATGGATTTAATTTATGCAAATGAACATCGTGAAGAATTGGGTGTAATCACAAGATATGATTATGATTTGGCTTATGGCAGAGATGAAAATGATTTTGAATTGACTGTACAATTAAATGATGATTACAAATTGGATTACCAATGGTATGTATATATTCCCAATACTGAATATGGAGGTATCATTGACAAGAAAAATGTCTCTTTGAATGCTAAAGAGATTGTATATAAAGGTCGTACATGGCATGGAATTTTAGCACATAAAATCATACAGCCAGAAGCTGGATATGATTATTATACAGTCGTTAATGATGATTCACGCTTGGCTGTTAAAGAAGTCATTGAACACCTTGGACTTGATGATTTATTTGAAGTAGTATTGGATAATGATATTGATAATGTAGTTAAAATCAATTATCAGTTTGAACGTTACACAGATGTTTATACAGGTTTAATGAAGATGCTTTTAAGTGGTTCCAATCCACAAAAGATGCGACTTCTGTATGATGGGTACAAAGTCAAGATTGTTATTGAGAATGTTATTGATTATTCCCTTAATGAAGAATGGGACAGCTCACAGTTGAGTTTTAGCGTAGAAAAAGATACACGCCCTGTAAATCATCTGATTTGTTTAGGACAGGGTGATTTGAATGAACGTTATGTAATCCATTTGTTTGCCGATGAAAACGGTGGAGTACAGCCGTATAGATATACAGATGAACCTGTTAGAGATAGTGACTATATTTTAGATGAAAGTAATAAGATAATGTTTGGTGTTGATGAAGTGTCGGAGGTTTACGACAATTCAAATGCACAGATAACAAAGAATTATGTAAAATTGGAATCGCAACCTGAAGATTGGTCATATAATTATGCCAAATATTATTATATGGAAATCGAAACAAATGCTGAAACAGGTGAAGAAAGCGAAAAATACACGGCATATAAGACAGACAAGGGAACACAGCTACAATTATTGACAAGCAAGCCTACAAACTGGGAAAGAGGATATACAAAGTATTTCACATCAAATGGTCAGAGTGTAATGGCACAGATGGAAGATGTTTATACAATACAATCGAGACAGCCTAATAATTGGGGTTCCAATTATGGAGATTATTTTTATCATTATAATGATGGTACCAGCTGGCAGTGGAGAAATGTTGATGGGATTTCATATGATGTGTACAGAGTGCAGACCATGAAACCGACCGATTGGGGAACAAACTTTACCTCTTATTATCACAAAAATAAGAAATCACAGTATGAGTCGAACCAGATGCCACAGATTTACAAATACAAAGGTAAAACATATGCTGAAAGCACAGTTGAGAATAACATAAACAGCTATAAGAAAAAGATTGAAAAAATCAAAGCGTACAACAAGAAGCACCCAAAGAAAAAAAAGCCTGTGCCGAAATTAAGCAATTATTTTTGGCAGAAAGTCAAAACAAAGGGGCAGAAAGTTGATGGCAGTGTACCATCATGGAAAGCAAAGCATTATTACACAAAATATACATATTATAGGGCACCCAAATGGATTAGAAATCATTTCTATACAAGGACAGGACAGCGAGAAACTGCACCTAATTGGGCATCAAATACATATTATGAAGATGTAAGCATAGATGTACCACCTAATTATCAGTTGGACAATTCTTTCGAATTATGTGAGGACCATTATGCAGTCCTTGTTGATAATGGCTTGAAGAAAATGCAGGAATATTATAATTGTGATAGAATAGATATAAAGTTAGATGATAGCTATGATTATGATATTGGTGATATTGTAGGAGCAAAAGAAAATGTTACAGGCATTAGCGTATGGCAACCTATCACCAAGAAAATCATTAAAATCATTAATGGAAAGATTAACATTGATTATGAAGTAGGAGGAGAAAATTAATGGCAAATTTACATTTGGTTACAGGTCATGCTGGCGAACCTCATGTCAAATCAACAGATGATGCTTCATTGATGCAAGCCATCTATGGTGGCGATTCTGTTGTCTTGGATAGAAATAATACATTCTCTTATGATGTTATTTCTAACAACATTATTCGTGTGTATGATGGCGAAGTATTAATGCAAGGTCGTTATATCAAGTTGGACAAAGGCAATTATGTTGATTTGAACATTGACAATGGACATACAGGATATAGAAGATGTGATGTTATCGCTATTGAGTATAGCAAAAATGATGAAACGAACATTGAAGAAGCAAACCTTGTTGTTGTTAAAGGTTCAGAGACAAGACAGGAACAAGCTACAGTTCCAGAACTTATCGAGGGTGATACCGTAGATGGAAGTGCATCTACAAATCAGATGGCACTCTATCATGTCAAGATTGATGGATTGTCAATTACTGATGTGGAACAGGCTTACACAGTCGGACAGGATTTCCAGCTCGCAAGTGGACAAATTAATACAATCGGAGCCATAGCACATAGACTTGTGAATGTGGCTAAAAAGGGTTTAGATGTATTTAAACAGCTATCATATGAAGATGATGCCGATGTGCAGACTAGAGCTGATTATGAAAGCTTAGTCAATGGGCTAGATGATGCAGGAAGTTATGTATTTCCCCCAACACAAAATGGCGATGGAGGAGTCACACCCGATACGAATGCAATTAATAGATTAAACATTAGAATTACAACCAATGAGAATAGTATTGCAGCAATCAATGTATTGGTGAAAGCAATAGATGGTGCAGGTGCTGGTTTCCATTCAAGCATTTATCGTGGCAAGTATTTAGGAGACACATACACAAACAAGCAAAAGCAAGCTATTGCTAGTGGTACATTTGATGATTTATTTGTTGGAGATTATTGGAATATTAATGGTGTAAATTGGAGAATTGCAGACTTCGATTACTATTACAATATTGGTGATACAAGCTTTAATAAGCATCATGTCGTTATCGTGCCAGATACGACTTTATATAATGCTCAAATGAATTCGACAAACATTACAACAGGATGCTACACAGGAAGTGAGATGTATACTACAAATCTAGATAATGCTAGAACCATGTTTGACAATGCTTTTGGTAGTCAATTTATTCCAACCCACAGAGGTTTATATGCAAATGCAGTTAGTGGTGACAACCCTTCGGGCTTTGTTTGGAGAGATATGCGTGTTGAATTAATGAGTGAGGAACAGGTTTATGGACACTCCGTATGGGGAGTTGCCAGTCATAACGGTTACGATGTAGGAACTCAAAAGACACAATTCAAGTTATTTGTGCTTGATCAGACTAAAATCAATATTGGACTGTACTATTGGCTAACAAATGCTTATCCTTCGACTTACTTCGTTATTGTGCACGCCTATGGATTTGCGTTCCGCGACAACGCCTCTGCCTCTAGTGGTGTCCGTCCGTTCGCCTGCTTAGTGGGAGATAGTGAATAGTTTTAAGGAGGACAAATATGAAAGTTAAATTTATTAATGGTTTTGAGTTTGAAGCAGAGCTTAATGGCAATAACATCATTCCATCAGTAGAAGTGGCTGATGATGAATTAAAAGAAGATAATCTTGTTGAAGTGTACATTGATGATGTTAAACATGAAAATATGATGTGCAGTAACAATTTCAAAGTTGATGGTAAGCAACATCTTATTTTTAGACCTTTGACCGAAAGAGAATTAAAGGATAGAGATATTGAAGCTAAGTTAGAATATCTTGCAATGATGGGAGATGTTGAACTATGAGCAAATTTGAAAAAGTTTTATATTGGTATCGTGCAGGAATGTGGGATATTAAAAAGGTTAAAAATGCAGTTGTAAAGAAATGGATTACAGAAGAAGAATTTAAACAAATCACAGGTGAAGATTACAGATTGGCAGGTGTTGAATAATGAAAGATTTTTATGGAAATTATCACAATGTAAATCCAAAATTAGATTTCGAAAATAAAATTCATATAATTGAAAATAGAGATTCTGGTGATGAAATAAGTAGAAATTTTACACCAGATAAAGATGGTATTATAATTCTACTTCTTAGAACAATTAAAGATACATATATGTATGCACAGCTTAAAGATGGAACCGTTTTAGGTTCGTTAAGCTGGCCTGTACAACAAACATCAAACAAAGATTTAAGAAGTATAATACCTGTTAATAAAGGTCAAGAAATACGTTGTTGGGGAAAATGGTGTGATTTTGATTTCATTCCATATAAATAGAAAGTGAAATGATTTACATGAAACCAAAAGCATATCTTTTTAGAATAGGAGAAAATCAATGATTAAAGATTTATTATTTTTGTTAAGAGAGGTACACTTTGCTAATTCATATATTGTATTCATTGTACCTTTTGTAATGATGGGAACCGATATTATCACAGGTCTTTCGCAGGCATGGAAAAACCATAATATCAGAAGTTCAAAGATGCGTGATGGATTGGCAAAAAAGATTGGTGAAATCTCATTAATTTTCGTATGTGCAGTAATGTGCTATTGTGTCAGTGCTCCACAGGAAGTATATTATATTGTGCCTTTGTATGTTACGTTATGTGAATTGTTATCTATTGTTGAAAATATTGATAAGCTAGGTTTTGAATTGCCTGATTTTGTATCAAGCAAATTAAACAATGTAGGCACTACAATCACAAAAGGTGATATGGAGGATATTCAGAAAAGCATTATCGAACTAAGAAAATTATTAAAAGAATTTGATGAAAAGGAAGATGATGATAATGAGTAATGCAAGTTATCTATTTAATGGTGGTAAGAAAAGTGCTTACTGTCCAGAAGTAGAATCTTATGCTAAAGCACATGGGCGATTTGTTAACAAGAAAAGTGGTAAAAAAGGTGATGTGGCACTTTTCGATTTCGGAAAAGGAAGAGCGTCACATACAGGAATCGTTGTTGAAAAAACATTGTTAGGTTATAAAGTTGTCGAGGGAAATACCTCAATTACCTCTAATGACAATGGTGGAAAGGTAATGCTCCGTACACGAACTACAAAAAATATTCGTGGTTTCTATCGTCCTAATTATGACAGTAAGGTAACTGCAAATATGATTGTTAATACTGCAAAATCACAGGTTGGTGTTAAAGAATCGCCAGCAGGTTCTAATAAGGTTAAATACAATACATGGTATTATGATAAGGAAGTAAAAGGTTCTTCTTATCCTTGGTGCATGGTGTTTGTTTCATGGGTTTTTGCTCACACAGAACAGAAGATAGCTGTTGCTGTAAGTGTAGAACATAAAGAGCCTGTTGGTCATGCCACTGTAAATGTTAAAAAATCGGCTCCTAAGCTATCTTTTTCTAAGACCGTAAAAGAGTATCAGCACGCATATAATGTGTCTTACAAAGGAAAATTAGCCGAAGATGGACTATTAGGAAAGAACACAAAAGATACTTTCTCTGATGTGCATCTATATAGAGGTGTTCAGCATAAAGCAACTATCGTTAAATTTATTCAGAGGAAAGTAGGTTTAAGTGGAAAAGAAATTGATGGAATTTTTGGTAAGAAAACCGAAGCAAAAGTAAAGGAATATCAGAAAAAGCATGGCGTACCAAATACAGGACATGTCAAGAGGAAAACTCTAACAGCTATGGTAAAATAGCAAAATGTAATGTATAATCTTATTACACAAAGTGATTGGTATATCTGTACTATCCCAAAAGGCTCTGCATGAAAATGTGGAGTTTTTTGTTTTTGACAATATAAAACTATGATGCTATAATATGTATGTACTGCCCAAGTACTATTAGTTCAATACCTCTGTGCTTAATTTTTAGGAAAGCGTACCAATTCGTTGGTACGTTTTTCTTTTTGTTATAAAATTGAAATAGGAGGTAGTCACAAAATGGACAAAAATATTGATTTGAGGGAATTTCCTAATAGCGTTATAACCAATGCAGTAAATGAATATATCCATAATAAAAGAAACAGAGACATATTAAAGAGAAGATACATTGATGGATTGACGTATGAGCAGTTGGCTTATCAGTTTGACATGAGTGTTAGACAGATAAAAAACATCATCTATACAAATAAGGAAGAATTAGTTAAAAAAATAATAATTAGATGTTGAAATCTACATTTATATATGATAATATATATGTAGAAAGAGAAAGAGAGGAAATAAAAAATGAAAGCAAATGAAATGAAAGTTAAAGTTAATGAATTATTAAATGAAGCAAGACAAAAGGCAATCGATAATGTATGGCCATATTATTTAGACCTTGCTGAAGGTGATGAAGTTGAAGCAAAAGAATGGCTTGAAGAAGACAGAGAATCTGGTGAGATTAATCATAACATTGAAAAGTTGACACTAGATAATATCTATGATGTAATCCATGAAATTAATATATCAACTCTTTATAGTGATGATGAAAAGGAAACTATGATTGATGAAATTCATAAATGTCCAGAATATCAGAAACATGAAGATAAAGTTGCAAAGATATTTGCAGATTATTTTGTAAGACGTGCAAAACAGTATACAAGATATAAAGAAACTTACTTAAAATAAGGGTGTACAAACTACACCCTTACAATTAAGCTAAGTTTAAAAAAATAAAAAGGAGAAAGAATCATGGAAGAAAAAAGCATTAACATTTATGAAAAATTAAGCAATATTCAACAGGAGTTAAAAGCACCAAAGAATCAGTACAATTCTTTTGGGAAGTATAAATATCGCTCATGTGAAGATATTTTGGAGGGCGTAAAGCCTGTATGCAACAAGCACAGAGCAACGCTTGTAATCAGAGATGAACTTGAATTACTGGGAGATAGATTCTATGTCAAGGCGATTGCAACGCTTTATGATTGGGATAGCGATATGAAGATTGAAAACTCGGCATATGCAAGAGAAGAATTAACAAAGAAAGGTATGGACAGTTCACAGATAACAGGTGCAACTTCATCATATGCTAGAAAATATGCTCTTAACGGCTTATTTAACATTGATGATACGAAAGATGCTGATACCGATGCGTATGCAAACCAGACGAACTATAAGAATAAGAGACAGCAATCACAACCAAAGTCACAACAAACACCTACAAAGAAAGAAGAAATTACAAGAGAAAGCATGTTGGAGTATCTGGTAGCAATGTACAAGGAATACAAGGAAAATGTAGCAATGTACATCAAGCCATTGTTGAAAGCCAATAATGTAAAAGTTGTCAGTGATTTAAACAATGAACAGTTAACAACTTTATATACTGCAGTTAAATCAAATGAGAAAGGAATCAAGGGGCTTTAATTAGCCCCTTATAGGAGGAAAAATATGGAATTATTAAAGAGAATCGAATCAGAAATCAAAGAATTAAGCATCACTAATGATGAAGAATTAAAAAATGCCAATGATTTAGCAAAGGAAATCAATAAAGGCATCAAGGAGGTTAAAGCTCATTACAAGCCATTAAAAGATGAAACCAATAAAGCTCATAAGAAAGTAGTGGCAGAAGAAAAAGAAGCCCTAAAACCTTATAATTCAGCATCTAAGGTCGTTAAAGATGCAATCGGTAAGTATATGCACGAACTAGAACAAAAACGCTTAGAAGAAGAAAAAAAGCGTTTAGAGGAAGAAAAAGAAAATGAGGAATTGGAATGTATTTTTGGAGTTGATTTTGGGGAAGAAATCGAACCTCCAAAACCTAAAGTAGAATTAGGTGGTACACATGTAAGAAAGAAATGGAAAGCGAGAATTGTTGATGAGGACAAGGTACCAGAAAAGATTGGTAATATCCGAATCAAGAAAATTGACATGAAAGTATTAAATGATTTTGCTCAAACATTCAATGGCGAAAAGTCGATTGATGGTGTTGAGTTCTATCAAGAAGAAAGTGTGGTAATCAGATAATGGCTGATAGTGAAGCAAAATTAAAAGTGAACAGCTTTGGTGTAGAGGGTAACAATTTAACTGTTACCCTTTCTGCTCAAAATTTCGTTGATAGAGAGACATTATCACAATTAGAGATAGATAATACATACTTTGTAAAATTTGTCGCATACAAGAAAAAAAGGAGCATAGAGCAGAATGCGTTAATGTGGGAATTGTTGACAAAGATTGACCACAAAATCAATGGAGAACGTTCAAATGATGCATGGAAGTATTATTGCATTGCTTTAAGGAAAGCAGGGGCAAAGACAGAAATCCTTAAGGCACCTGTTAAGGCATCGGAGGACTTGAAAAAGGTTTTTAGGGCTGTTGAAATCTTAAAGTATGAGGGCGATTATGCCTATTACAGATGCTACTATGGTTCTAGTCATATGAACACAAAGGAAATGTCTATTTTGATTGATTGTGTATTGGATATGGCAGAAAGCTGTGGCATTGAAACAATCAGTTGGGATGAAATTCTGAAAGGGGAATAAAGATGAAAAGAGATAAATCAATCGTACAGAAAGACATGGGAAAGTGCTTTTTTTGTGGCACTCCATTCAATCTTCATGTGCATGAAATATTTTTTGGTACAGCAAACAGGAAAAAATCTATCGAGAATGGATTGTATGTTAGCCTGTGTGCGAGACACCACAACATGAGTGGTGAAAGTGTGCATCTGAATCATGACATAGATTTAAGATTAAAAAGAATCGGTCAAAAGGCATTTGAGAAAAAGCATACAAGAGAAGATTTCATGAGCATTTTCCATAGAAATTATTTAGATTAGTGCTATAATAATCAGTGGGAAAGCTAGACAAGGACGGATTAGAAGCAGGAAACTGCTTCTTTTTCTTTTTATATAAAATGTATCTTTTGTGTACTTTTTGTGTACTTTTCTATTTACTTTTTAATCTAGCTAGTATATAATTGTATTTGTAAGAGATATAAGGAGGAAACAAAAAATGAAAAAAACGAAAGTATATATCGATAAGGAACTATTAGAAGAAAAGGGAGCTAAAAAGTTTAAATGGTGCAGTTTTGAAGATTTTGATAAGTTATCACCAGAAATGATGGAGCTTACAGGAATCTATGTTAAACATTCATTATTCAAATTTAATTCTTTGGAATATGACATTTATTTAATGGGTGAAAACAAGTATAAAAATAATTTATGTTGTGATTTCATTGATAAAGATGAATTATAAAAAAGAGTCCTAAGCATGACCAAAAACTGCTTATAAAAAAGAAAATTGCAGAAAGTGAGGATTAAATATGGAATTAAATAAATATGATTTGTTAGAATATCTTGTATCACATTTTGAAGATATACAATGTGATAGTTGCCCTATCATGAGAGAATGCGACGAAAGAGAAAAAAGAGGTGGTAATCCAATGCTATGTTCAAATAAAGATGAAGCAAGAGAAGTGTTAACCAAAAAATATAATTTATAAGAAAAGTGAGGAATAACAATGACAAAAGAAGAAATGAACAAGAAAATTGTAATTTCTGATATAAGGGCTGTTTTAAGTGATGAATTGTATAGCATAATTCAAAGGCATGTAAATAAGTTTAAGAATTGTGCAGATGCGATGGAAATCTTAAAGATATTCTATAAGATTCATGCAGTTACCAAAAAAGAATTTGATGATATAAATGATATTATCAACAGATATGTTAGTGGTAAAATCAGCAGAAAAGATTGCATCTATTTTATTGATAAAGTAATTTATTTATATGATATTAATGAAAGCGAGGAAAAATAAAATGAAAGAAGTATTTTCTATTAATGAATTAGCCGAGAGATGGGGGCTAAGAAAAAGAACACTATACAAGATGGTTGATAGGGGCGATTTAAAGGCTTTTAAGGTAGCAAACAAGTTTAGGGTAACATTGGAAGAGGTTAAGAGAATCGAGTCGCAGAGCGTAAAATAGGAGGAAATAAGAGTATATGAGTGTAGTAAGAGTAAATAAAACTTCTGATTATACAATTATCAGTAATAGACACCTAAAAGAAAAAGAAATGTCATTAAAGGCTAAAGGGCTTTTAACATTGATGTTATCTTTACCAGATGATTGGGACTATTCCATAAATGGATTGGTTGCAATCTGCAAGGAAAATAAGACAGCTGTTAAGAACACGCTAAATGAGTTAAAAAAGTTTGGCTATCTTACAGTTACAAAATTGTGGGCTAATCAGACTGAAAGCAAAAAGATTGAGTATGTATATAATGTCTATGAAGTTCCTCAATCGGTAGAAAATCAACCGATAGAAAATCAAGGTGTAGGTTTTCTATACCTAGGAAACCAGCCACAATTAAATACTAATAAATCAATAACTAATAAATTAAATACTAAAGAATTAAATACTAAAGATAATAATACATTGTCGAGTTCCTCGACTGTTGATGAAATTGTTGATTATCTCAATTCTAAAACAAACAAGAATTACAGAGCATCAACAAGAAAAACAAAATCTCTTATCAATGCCAGAATGAATGAGGGATTTACAGTTGATGATTTTAAAAAGGTTATTGATAACAAGACTGCTGAATGGCTAGATACAAAAATGGAACAGTATCTAAGACCAGAGACATTGTTTGGCACTAAGTTTGAAAGCTATCTTAATCAGAATGTATCTATTGATACATCAAAGAATGTAGATACCGATTATTACAATTCAGATGAATATATGAAACTTGTTGAGCAGTCAAACAAAGAGTTAGAGAAAGAAATGGCAAGTTGGGGGTTAGATTAAAATGCGAGTGGGTACAAATGATGAAAAAACACTAAACAAGACAATGCAGGATAGATTTCCTAATGTAAAAAGAGAAATCTTTGAAGTGTGTCCTATTTGTGGTGGCATCAAATATCATTGCTACGGCTATATTGCACCAGAGATACCAGAAACGAAGATTGATTATATTACACAGTGCTCATGTGAAATTGAGCGTGAGCGAGAAATAGAGGATATTAGAGTATCTGCAAAGATTGATGAAGAATCAAAAAAAGCAGTTTTTCAAGCATGTGGCATGAAAAAACTGCAATTAGAAATGTTGGATAAAACATTTGTCGGTGGGAATGTCAAACAGCATCAGTTCGCTATGAATTGGGCTAGAAAATTCAATAAGCAGACACGCAAAGGAATTATCTATTTTGGCAACTGTGGGGTAGGTAAAACCATGAGTGCCTGCAAGGTTGCCAAGGAAGTTCTAGATGGTGGCTATTTGGTTAAATTTGTACAATCTGGCGAGCTTTACGACATGATAAGACAATCATATACTACCAACGATAAAGAGGTCTACAAGGCAATACAGGACTATAAATTGTGTGATTTGTTTATACTTGATGATTTAGGAACAGAAAGCAACAATGATGATTCAAGAGAACGCATCACGCAGTTGTTGGAAAATCGTATGTCGCAGATGAAACCTACAATCATTACAACGAATCTGAATGAGGGAGATTTCAAAAAAAGATATGGAGAACGTTTTGTATCAAGAACCTATGAGCATTTCTCTAAAGTCTATTTCACAGGAAACGACAAAAGAAAATAGCACCCCATTATAATCGAGGTGCTATTTCCCTTTTAAAAGGTATAATATAAGAGAGGAAATGAACGTAGAGGGGAAAAACATGTAGTCTAAAAAAACCTCTACAACCTCATTTTAGCGAAAAAATGAAAGTTTTCAATATGCCTATGCAATAAAGTGTTGAAATCGGTAGAAAAAAGTATATAATAATATATAGAAATCAAGGAGGAAATAAAAAATGAAAAAAGAAAAGAAAGTTTTGAAGTTTATCAAAAACTGCAAATGTCCTATCTGTGGAGAGAAGTTTGTAATACCAAAGTCAATGAGTGGCTGGGTTTACAAGTATTATGCTAAAGGCAGAATCAACTATGTATGCAGTTGGAAATGTTTAAACAAATATCGTGAATCAGAAGAAAGCAAGAAAGAGACAAGAGGGGGCTGGAACCGTGGAAGAAAGAAAATTGGTTAAATTGGAAACATTACTTAATTTATGCAGTAATTTTGATTTGAAGATGGTTCTTCTTACAGAAGAAGATTGTGCTCCTAGAATTGAACCATTATCAAATGGCTATTATATGGCATTGTGCAAAGATAAATATGTACATTTCATAGACCATTTCAGAGATGCTTTTATATTCTCTGTTGATTTGACAGCAGATTACAATAAGGAGTAAAATTTATGAATTTATTAAGTTTATTCAGTGGTATTGGTGCTTTTGAAAAGGCACTTGAAAATATTGGAATTGAATATGATCTGGTTAATTATTGCGAGATTGACAAGTTTGCAAGCAAATCGTATTCGCTCATTCATGGAGTCAGTGAAGATAAGAATCTTAAAGATGTTACAAAGGTTGATACATCAAAGCTAAACAATATTGATTTGATTACTTATGGGTTTCCCTGCCAAGATATTTCATTGGCAGGCAAAGGGAATGGGTTTGAAGATGAAGATGGAAATCGTACAAGAAGTGGATTGTTTTTCGAGGCACTGAGAATTATCGAAGATACCAAGCCAAAGATTGCCATAGCCGAAAATGTTAAAGCACTAATGAGCAAACGATACACAAAAGAATTTAACATGGTGCTTGAATCATTGAAAAATGCAGGGTACAACAGCTATTATCAGATTCTTGATGCAAAAGACCATGGAATACCACAGCATCGTGAAAGAGTTTTTATTGTATCAATTAGAAAAGACATTGATACATATGAGTTCAGATTTCCACCACAGTTTGAACAGGTAGCAACATTGTTTGATTTTTTGGAAGATGATGTAGATGAAAAGTATTATCTCAGTGATAAGATGATGAATTATATCACATCAAATAACAGCAAATACATCACAAGCGATACAAAGTCAATCATAAATAAAACAATCGCATCAACGATAACCACACGAGAGGGGAATACGAGATGCGATACATCAAATTATATTTGCAGTGTTCTGCCTGCTGATGCAAACATTAAGTTTCTTAAAGTCAAGAATGACACGATGCGAATCCGTAAATTGACACCAAAGGAATGTTTCAGATTGATGGGTTTTGATGACAAAGATATTGATGTTCTTGTAGAAAACAAAATCTCAAATACACAGCTTTACAAGATGGCTGGCAACAGTATCGTAGTAAATGTTCTTGAAGATTTGTTCAATGAATTAAGAAAAGCAAAAATAATCTAGGAGGAAAATTTATGAACACAGTATTAAATGGGTTAGGAACGGTTATCGGTGTTTTATTGGTAGTTGGTTTGTTAGTGATTTTGTTAATTATCGTTGCATGTTTGGTTTGTTCTTTTGTTGATATAGTACAGATTATGCTGTTAAAATTAAAAATCAATCGAATTGCAAAAAAGATAAATAAAGATGTTGATAAATTTAACAAGAAAGAGATTGATAACAAGGAGGATTAAAATGAAAACAATTTTAACAGATAATGTTCAAAGATATGAAAAGGAATATTTAATTGCCATAAAAAAGGAGATTGAGGAAGAACTCCAAAGACGTAAAGAAATCAAAGCTAAAAAACTACAAAAGATGCTTGATGATTTTATCGATGAATTAGGCAAAGATGGTTATGTTGCAAGATTTGGAGCATTGACCATCAGAAGTGGTGCAATTTCTATCGAGGGGGTAAAAGAAAGTGAATAGGTGTAAATCATGCCCTTATGAGAAAAAGTGCTACAAACGGCTAAAAAATGGCAAATTGGCGTTGTGTACCGTATCAGATGTTATTAAAAAAGTAGTCGATGCACTTTTGGGGGTGAATATATGATTGAATTGTTTGTAGTTTGTTTGATTTTGCTTATTGTAGTGCCTTTAGTTGGATTTGTCTTTGTTGTGGCGTTGGCATTCAAAAATTATGAGGTTATGGAAAATGTACAAGACGAAATACAAAAATCAGAAAATAATGATAGATGGAATTAAGTTTGATTCCAAAAGAGAAGCAGAGTATTTCCTGTATCTGAAACAACTACAAAAAGATGGGCTTATCAGTGACCTTGAATTACAGCCTAAATTTGAGTTACAGCCACATTTTAAGTTTAATGGTAAAATGGTAAGGGCAATCAATTACATTGCTGATTTTAGATATTATGACGTTAAAAAAGGGAAATATGTAATTGTTGACGTAAAGGGAATGAAAACAGACGTTTACAGATTAAAAAAGAAATTATTTCAATACAAATATGGATTGGAAATCGTGGAGGTATAGATATGAATGTAGCAACATTAATCGGTAGAATTACAAAGGATATAGATTTAAGACGTACAACCAGCGGTACAGCAGTAGCCAATTTTAATCTGGCTGTAAATCGCATGTTTAAGTCAAATGATGGACAGGACGCAGATTTTATTAATATTTTAGTGTTTGGCAAGACGGCTGAAAACACTGCTCAATATTGCTCCAAAGGTTCATTGATTGGTGTTAGTGGCAGAATCCAAACAAGAAATTACACAAACAGTCAAGGAAACAAAGTTTATGTAACAGAGGTTGTAGCGAATGAAGTGCAGTTCCTAGACACAAAGAAAAAGGAATCATCTAATGAACAGACTAATGATTTTTATGATACACAGTTCGATGATGATATTGGTTTCTAAATTATGATAATTTACATTGCAGTGACAGTAGCTGTTATTGTCGGCCTGATTATAAGAGAATGGAGGGATTAGGTGTTAGCATCACAGGAAAGAGCCATCTACAAATACATGCAGAAGAAGAAGCAGTATATTGTAAGACTAGATAAAGAAGAAGATAGAGAATTGATTGAATTTATCAATCAGCAGGAAAATAAAACACAGTTCTTTAAGAAATTATTGTATGAACATATGAAAGATAAGGGATAATCCTTATCTTTTTTATTTTGTTTAATTTTTTTAAAAAAATTGTTGAATGTAGTTATCGTATATGATAATATATAAGCAGATAGAGAAAGAGAGGAAAAAACAATGACAAAAAAAGAATTAAGAAAAAAATTAGCATATCAGTTGCAGGTTAAAATTATCGCATCTGATGAATTAAAAAAATCAAACAGAATAATTGATTTTAAAGAGCATTACCATGAAATGCGTGGTTTTATTCAAGCATATGAATTTGCATACAGACAAGGCAAAGGAACAAAGTGGGAATTGTTGGATTTGTTGGAAGCGTATTACAAAAATGAAATTGATTCTAACAAGTTTATGACACAGGTAAAAGAGTTATTAGCATAGAGAGGAAATAAGTTATGGAAAATTTAGTAGTAGGTTTGATTAGGGGCAGACATGATATGCCCTGCGATAAATATATTTTTGATTCTGGTGTAAGAGATATTTTTGATTACAAAGGAATCAGAAATCATATCAAAAGATTTATAAAAGAAAATCTAGAAGTGGAATGCAATCCTGTTTTTGAGGGTTGTACATCATATGGAGATACATTTGAATATAAAGCAAACAAGCGTCTTATTGTGTACGTCACAGGCTTAAGCTGTGTATTGGCTGAATTGATTTCAGCATGTGCCTGTGATGGAATTGATTTAACATTAATGCACTACAATGCAGAGACAGAGATGTATGAACCACAGGAAATGCGATTCCCTAGGGTGTTCTACAATTCAGAGTATTAGAGGAGGGATAAAAAATGATGGAAAAAGAATGGATTAATGAAATGGTTACTTATTATGGTACCAATGATAGGGTAAGATTATTGATGGAGGAGTGTGGCGAACTCGTCCAAGCAAGTAACAAGATTCTAAGATACCCAGATAGTCATACAGCAAGAGTTAACCTATTAGAAGAAATGGTTGACGTATCGATTATGATTGCACAGATACGTACACTATTCAATTACAATGAACTTGAATTGAACGGCATGGAACAGTATAAGATTAATCGTTGCAAGAAAAGATTTATAGAAGATGTGAGTCTCATAAAAGATGCAAGTAAGAAAAGTATTAAAGAAAGTGAGGAATAATAAATGATTAATATTGATGAAGCGATTAAATGGGAAAAGATAAAAGATTTTCCTAATTACAGTATTTCAAACACAGGATTAGTAAGAAATGATGTTACGGGTAAATTGAAAAAAATACAACATGACAATTCCGGATATTTAGTTTGTGCCTTATATCACCACCAAAAAAGAAAACTTTATAAGGTTCACAGATTGATAGCAAAGTATTATATTCCTAATCCAGATAATAAACCGTATATAAACCACATAAATGGAGTTAAAGATGATAATAGAATTGAAAATCTTGAATGGTGTACTGCAAAAGAAAACAATTATCATGCGTGGAATGTTTTAAACAGTGATGAACGAAGAAAAAAGATGGCTAATTATGCACATAATAGAAATTGGTCTAATGAATCAAGAGAAAAGGTTGGTAAAAGTAAAAGAGGTAAGAAATTATCAGAGCAAGCACGAAAGAATATGAGTGATGCACATAAAGGGAAAGAAGGGAACAATAAAAAATCTATTGAATGTATTGAAACAAAAGTTGTTTATAAAAGTATTAAACAAGCATCAGAAGACATGGGAATACCAAGAACATCAATTCAAAATGTCTTAAGTGGATTAAGCAAGAGTGCAGGAGGCTATCGTTTTAGGAGGGTGGTGCAATAATGTTAGATTTAGAATTTGTGATTAAGCATGAAGAAATAATAGCAAATGCTTGTAAATCTCAATCAAATATGCGTGACCTAGATGACCCTTATGCAAGAAATGTTGCTTATGAAAATGGCAAATGTGCAGAAATGCACAAGCAGATTGCCGAGTGGTTAAAAGAATTAAGGGTATTTAAATCTAGAAAAGGTCAATGGCTAAGAATGTCTGATTTATCAGAACAAGAAGATGATAGATATAAATGTTCTCATTGTGGAAATGTAGTACATTACAAAGATAAGATGGATTTATACACATTTAACAGTTTTTGTGGAAGATGTGGAAGTGATAATGGTAGAAAAATCGAGGTAGAGTTATGACAAATGAAGAAACAAAGAGTTGCATAGCAACAATAGAAATGTTACAGGAATTGGCATATAACATTAATGGAGTTATGGATATTATAGATGCGGATAATTGTAAGAAGATTATTAAGATATTAAAGCAAGAACATTGTGAGGATTGTGTGAGTAGAAAAGTCGCAAAGGAATATGCATGGAATTTGTGCCTAGAAACAAGTTATGACAATGAAAAGGTTGTGGAAATGTTAGATGATTTACCATCAGTAAAACCTGTTGCGTGCATTGGAACAGTTAAATTCAGCAAAGAAGATATGCAAAAAATAGTAGATGATGCAGTGAAAGAACTAGTCTTAGAAAATGCTAGATAATTTAAAGGTGTGGTATTCCATGCCTTTTTTAATTTCTTTAAAAAAATATGTACAAATGTAATTATATATGTTAATATATATACAGAAAGAGAGATAGAGGAGGAAATAACATGAAAGTAAAAGATTTATTATCAGTGTGCGTATCAAATGAAAGCGTAACATTAAGAGTTAATTACACATTAGGCGATAATGAAATTGACAATGAATTTAAAGGGAGTGCATCAACATTGATGTATAAATTTTCAGAGTCTATGCTCGGAGAGTTAAATGTAGAAATCGTAAAAAGACTGCACGATTCATTATTGATTGTTGCAGTGGATTAAGGAGGTATAAGGCATGGAGGAACTATGGCAAACTAATGAAATCTATCAAGATAGGATTGATAAAGAAAACAATCATCATCATTACTACAAAGTGAAGATTGAAACGTATGATTATACATCATCTTGTTGCATTGAATGTGATGATAGATATGATGATTTAGACGATTATAGCATTGTTCAAAGAGCAATCGATTATTTAGATATTGATGAAGATGAAGTAGAGGATTATCAAATTAATGTTATTAGCAGATGGGAGATGGAATAATGAGACAAATGAATAAGCATGATTTGTTATGGAAACTAACAAATTACATATTTTTGAATAATAAGAATGCGAGCAAGTGTTTATCTTGTCCTATTCATGAAACATGCAACCGAAAAGATGAATGTTGCAGTGATGTTAAGAAAATAAAGGAAGCACTGCTAAAGCAGTATAATTGGTGGGAATGATGAAAATGTTTAAAAGAATATTAAGAGTTATTATTGTTGTGATTGGAATTACAGGCATGTTATTATGCATCGGAGATAATAGAGACACGATAACAGGTGTTATTGGACAGTTCGTTATTGGAGTCTTTATGATGATTCCATTTATAGCATTGTATTGGGATAGACTATTTGAAAAGGAGTAACACAAAGTTACCCCTTTTTCATTTCCAAGATTTTAGAAATAACAGCGTTGTATTCAGTTGGGAAAAGCATTTTGATTATCTCCATGTGTTCATCAAGAAGCGACAAAAGAGCGTTGTAATTTACACCGTTTACTGCATTTAGAAATTCGCTATTCGCATCAGACAGTTTAACGGGTTCTGAATTTGTCAAGTTGTCTCTAACAGTGTACAAATTAGCTAGATTTTGCAGGATATTATAATTTATCTGTTGGTTTTCTAGCTTTGCGATTTCATCGTTGATAATCTCAAGATTTGTCATAGGCATTCCATCTTACTTTTGTAGCAGTCATGAATTTTTTGTTGTTCTTGTGATATGTAGATAATATCATAATCTATTGATTTAAGTTCTATATGCTTTCTTGATGCAGTCTTTAATTCCATAGTTACTTCTTTTATCAGCTTTTCCAATTCAATGCACGCATTTATTTCTTGATTGTTTTCTAGTTCCTTGTATAGCTGGCTATACAGGTTTTTGGTTTCAGTTTCCCATGCAACATATTTCTCGACAGCTGTTTTCACAGCATTTCTTTTTGTTGATATATCAACGTTTTCTCTTTTGACACCTTTCCACGAAGCAGGAATAACAGCAGGGTCTTTTGGCATACCTTTTGGGATAAGCATTGAATAGATATTGATGTAATATCTATTAACTTTTCTATATGCCATAGATTCTTTTAAGAAATGATATTCATGTACCCTTTTGTAGCCCTTTAAACCAAGAAAATCATAATATGATGCCATTGAATCATGTACCATCATTCCCTCTATTAATCTTTCGCTTAGTTGCTTGAAAATTTCCTGTGTGTCCATTGTTTATCTCCTTTCTTGTAGATTGGTAAGCATATGCCTAATTTCGCTTATATCTGCATTTTGGCGTGAAATATCGCTTTCAAGTTTTGAAAGTAGTTCTGTTGTCTTTTGGTCAATCTCTTTCATTAAATCATCATTGCTAGATTGCTGTAAGTTCTGTTCGTAGTTGGCTATTGATATGGCAAAAGATATTATTGATAGAATATCCAGAAAATCAAGATTATTATTCATAATCTAAAATAGAGATGGCATTAGCCACCTCTATATCCTCCTATCCGTTAGTAGTTGTTGTAGGTGGAGTTAATGGAGGGAAATAACCACCGTTGAATGTCCACGCATTAGGGAATCTCAATACATTGCTAGTTGCAGACTGTAATTGTAAAGCATTAATCTGGTTCTGCATATCAGCCATTCTATTTGATGTGATAGCATCAAGAATTTTTTGTGTTTGTGCAGTAGTATTTTCGTTAATCGAAGCTGTATTCATGGCATTAGTATAATTTACATTATCAATCGCTCTTAATGTGTTACAGCAACATTCATTCATTTTAGCTAAAGCATTAGCCTGTCCTACCTTAATTTCGGACTGATTAGCCATTAAATTAGATTGAATGTCTTTAGCCACGTTGATTGTGTCATACTTGGCCTGATTAGTTGTAGCTACTGCCTGTGCAGTACCACTTGTAATGTTGTTTACAATGTCTCTGTTTCCATCTAACAGCTGTGCAAACTGTGAAGTGTACTGTACGTCCTGCTGTGT